AAATCAGCACCTCGTCCAGCCAAAGCACCTCCAACACCAACGGCATAATACTCACCCCCACTGTTTGTTGACCATCTGCCAGATGCCTTGGCATCGGCAGCTAGTTTTACGTCTGGAAATATATCACGGAAATCATCGCTATCAATTAAGTTTTTAACCTTACGACCAAAACCAACGGCAAGTTCTGCTGTGTGTGTAGCTTGTATTATTTTTAGATTTGGACGCTTGCCCATAAGCCAAGATGGAAATAGATAACTTGCAAACTCAGACTTTGTGTGTCTTGGAGGCATATTAACAATTAAACGCTTGATCTTGCCATCAGCTACTTGCTGAAGTTTATCTGCATATATTTTGTGATGTCTACCCTCAATAAAACTAGGCCATATGCGTTTAACAAAATCCATGTACAAATCTTGTGAAGTCTTTTGTTTTTCAAGCATTGTTAAACGCTCAAGCATTGGAGCTATCTTGGATAACTCATCATCACTTAAATACTCTGTGTATTCTAAATTCATTAACCTGCTGCTAAGAAGTCATCTACAGCTTTGATTAATCCACCATTAGCCATGCCAATTACACCACCTTTTTTAGCTGAAACAATTGGTCTCGCTGGAACACCCGTCAACAACTCTATCAATCTATTTAATTGACCTGAATCAAAATTAACAGGCTGTATGTTTGATGATGCTGGTGTAAAAGGACTTGCAACTACAGTATCAGCAGTTATAGGCTGTAAGTTGCCTATTTGCCCACCCATGCCACCAATAACATTAGGTGGTAAATCTGGCTTTTCCTCATCTTGTTTTGGTGTCAAAGTTCTAATTAAAGGTTGATTTGGCTCATTGTCGCTTGTAGCTCTATCTTGATCGGAAAAATCGGTGCCTTCCATTAAAATACCAGTATTAGGATCTCTTGAGCCAGTAATTGCCCCTGTCACTGGATCATAAACTGGTGTCTGCCCTTTTTTAGTTATGCCATCATAAATTCTTTTGTTCATCATATCTGTTGCACCAGACAGTAAAGTGTTTATTCCACTTGCTAAACTCGGAATAGTCGTTTTGCCTACTTTAAATCCCGTGGCTTGTGGCATTAAATTTGTCTTATTTAACAAAGCTTGAACTTTTGGTGCCCCAATCGCAAACGGATCAACTGTAGGAAAAACATCTCCAAACTCACTGTCCAATCCAGTGGTTGTGTCAGAAACTCTATTTACTGTTCTTGTCGGTGCACCTCTATCTAAGTTTTCTGCAACTGTATCTTCGTCTAGTCTTTTTTGAGTGTCCAATATCTCTTGTGCTCTTGTGCCACGATCAAGTAGTTCTTGCACTCTATTTTCACGATTTTCAATATCTTTGATCCGTTGTGCTGCAGCACCACGATCTAATAAATCTTGTACCCTTTGATTAAACATAAATGTGTCAAGTATGTCTAAACTATCATCAACAGTGGTTCCACCTAACGCTCTGCCTCTTTCGGCAGCTCTTTGATCTTCTACATTTCTTGCAAATTGAGTTCTTGGTGCTAAAACAGGAACGTCGGGTATTGTTTGTGTTTGTGTGTTAAATCTTGACTTAACACCTGGAAGACCTGCAAGAGCTGGACTTCCTATCCTTGGATCAGCAACTATTTCAAGAAAATCTACGGGTTCGTCTAAATTTACTGCGTCCGTGACTCTCTTCTCATCTGCTTGATTAAAGACTGCAGCAGAATAAGTAGCTGGATTTACGTTTGAGGCTTGAATAATACTATTGACAATTTTCTCCCCTCTTTTATCACCATCTGCCGCTTCAATTTGAAATTGATTTAAGGCACCAGCTAAATCATTGTCTTTAGCATAATCTTGCAAAGTGTTAACAATGTCCTTTTTAAACTGTATTTGTGTTTGATTGCCCTCTGGCAAATCTTTTGTGGCGTTTAAAATGGCTTGATTATTAAATACTACGTTAGGAACAGATGGTGTGTCGTCACCACCTGTGCCAGTAAAAATACCACTGTCATCTGTTTGATAATCTCCAGCTCTATCAGGATCTTCTTCTTCAGTAAATCCTTCGTCAAAGTTATCATCTCCACCACCAATGTTTGTATCAGATGGCGTGTCTGTACCACTGAAATCAGCAAAATCAGCATCAGCATCATCCACCTCACCACCATCTTGCATCATTGAAATAGGTTGGTTGAATATATCTATATTTGATAAAGCGGGTGCCATGTTTGGAGTCATAGCACCCATTACTGGTGCCACGACTGGAGGATTAACTAATGTAGCACCATTCATATTTTTTAAAAAATTGTTGAAATTACCCCTGCTATTGGCAGTTGTGTCTAATTTTACCTGCGGTGGTTGTGCAGGTGCCGCGGGGGTCGGCATAAACCCACCTAAAGGTCCATTTGCCATATCAAATCTCCAAAAAAAGCTTCTTTAGGAGATAGTAACTTACTAACCAGCTTTTTGCAATAGCATTGTCATCTCTCGATTGCTCTGATCAAGCAATCTTGATACCCAAATCTCATCTTGACGCTTATCTGCCTCGCCTAATGTATGATCTATGGCGTTACAAAGCTTCCAAATGCGTTCTTTTTCATATTTTGTTAGTGGTTTTGCCTCTTCATCAAAATTTTTTATGTTTTTGGCAACTTTTTCTGCTTTCTTAGCCTCTGTCCAATACAAAACAGCGTACTTCACGGATAATGGTATGCGATACTTGTTTGTTTCATAGCATCTATACCCTCTTTCGCTCAAACCAAGCCTCTTTGCCATGTCTATTTGGCTCAAGTTTAAGTCTTTTCTTTGTGATTTTAGTTTTTCACCACTCCAATCACTGAAACTTTGATCGTTCTTTTTCATTTTTGCTCCTTTAACACGCCACAATCAATTAAATCATCTACCAAATCTTTATCTGCATGAAATCTTATTGGCTTGCCAGT